AACCCCATACGAAGTTAGCTGGAAGGTATTCTCTGGTTTCTGCACCAGATACTAAATAAAGTGCTGGGAAGTCTTTTACCTCATCCCAGAACTTTAGAGTAGGATATACATTACTGAATAGATTAATACTATAAGGAGAATTGCCATCTATGTTTTTAAATAGAGCCACTAGTGCGGCTACTACTCCTGTTCTTCTTGAAACGCTCATACTAGTACTGCTCGCATTCTGTTATACATTGCTGAGGCTCCAATCTCTCTAATACTCTTAGAGATTAGCGTCTTAGGGTCTCGTGAACGTGGTGACTGTTGCATACCACCTTCGGAGAACGTTCCATATGGATTACGCATATAATTATAAAATACTGAGATCATTCCTTCTCTAGAGGTTGTTAAGCGCTCGATAGAGACAGAGTTAGCAAAACGTCCTGATCTATAGTTAAGCTTAGAAGTAGAGTCTCCGGTACCCATATTACGCTGAATCTGATCAGCTATACGGCCTTGTAGTAAAGCCAGTAGACTTACTGTGGATTGCTGGGGTAGAAGGAAACTATTAGAGCCCTGTATATTAGTAAGTTTTCTGAATTTATTTGTAATAGTAGGTTTTGCTGATATTACTTTGAAATTATTCTTACTAGAAGCTTTAGCAGTGCTTTTATGCGATTCAATTGTACTACCGTTTAAGGCTGCCCGTATCTGGTGAGCTATATGATCTAATGCTGAAGGGGAGCCACTACTTCGTAAAGTCTCTCTAATAATTTTACCTAATTGAGTAGTATTAAATAGGCCTTTAATACCGGTATCTTGAATCTCTCTAAATTTAGCTGCTAATTTAGCTAGAGTAGGCTTATTAGTACCAAATTTTTCTTTAGCTTCCTTAGACCCTCTAGCTTGATTTTCTACTGAATTTTCATAAGTTACTATGCTACCACCTATAGATACAAATAAGCTTAAAAATCCTTCTCCAAAATTTCTACTAACTTCAACATGGTACTCAAGCTGCCCAGTAGTTTCAGTAAACATACTAGTAGCTTTATTAAGGTCGATAGTATTATCAATAAATGTTCGTGGGCTACTAGTAGCAATATCGAACAATGTAGCTATTAGTTTTGGACTATTAAATGCATAATTTGTAGTTCCACTAAACATAGCTGCGCTATGTCCTAAGTCTAAATATTCTCCGAGTCTTTTTGAGCTATTTTTAGCCTTTAATATAGTATTAACTCTATTAGTAAGTTGTGTAACTATACCACTATAATTAGGTGCAACAAATATATAGGAGTCTGGTTTAATACTATTAGAGTCTGTTAAGTAATATGCTTTACTAAATAGTATTTTAAGCTTATTTATCCTCTCAACATTATTAAGCTTATTATCAGCGATAATACTACTCAATAATGACTCCAGAGCACTGGAGGTAATAGGCTTAGCTATACTAGCACTCTTATTAAGTGCTTCTCTAATAGTACCTAATAAATCATTTTTATCTTCTAACGATAAATTAGGGTACTTACTTAACTCCACATTAATATCACCAATATCTATGATACCCATTACGGGAAATACTCTATCAATAATATCTCTTATTCTTAGAGATTTTGATTCAAAAATACTACCATCTAAATTATTAGTTTTATCTGCTTTAATATATCCTAAAATAGTATTAGGTAAATTTTGTACAACAGTATCAGATATTCTTGCGATAGACATAATTAATCATAACTCGCTTTATACAAATCAAGAACTCTAGTAATATGCGCAGGTAGCGCTACATTAGTGATATATTCTATCTGTACGGTATTAGAACCAATGTTACGTGTACTATGTACCGCTACATCATGACGTAGGTAATAAGTAATAGTATCAAATACAGCTAGCTTTAAGTCTACTGGAAGTTCTTCAAAACCTGCAGTGTAGCTAATTCTATATCCGTTAATCGCTTTGGGCCAGTTACCAATTAGAATATTAACAATAGTACCTTCTTCAAGGTCTACTACGTAATCTGTAAATTCTATTAGGTCAGTGTATGTTGCACCGTAGTCTAAGCTATACTCTACACCGCTTACGGCTAGTAGAGGATACTCTTTCATGTATAGTTTATAACCTTGTCCACCATTTACATTCTCTACTTTGGTATCATTAACCCAGTCAATAAATGTACGACGGCAAATGCCTTTAATAAGCTGAGATACTTTAGGAATAAGACTTTTGATAGCGTCATCCTGATTAGTACTACTAATACCGGCATATGTCTTATACTCAGCTAATGTTACTAGAGGAAGTCCCATGTTTTATCCTTTATGTCTTTTATAAAGCTCAGGCCTTATAAAAGACAAGGGCCGAAGCCCTTGTCTCAAATACCAAATATTAGGTTGTCCAACGAACAGCGGCAGCACCAGAAGCGGTAACACCGTTAACAACGCTAGTAACCTTTACTAGGCCAGTACGCATACTAGCAACTAGAACACGACGTTGTGTTTCTACTAGTTCTTGAGTATCCATACGTAGACCACGCTGATTACCAACTAGATAGTTACCTGGAGCGTAGCATAGAGCAGCTACGTTACCTAGACCAGTTGAAGTACCAGAAGCTGAAGCAGGTAGTTCAGCAGATACTAGAACAGGAGTATTACCTACGGTACCTACTTGACCAGTTAGTACTGATGCAGATAGACCAACCTTATCCATTGTCTGGAATAGCTGATCATCTAGTAGGGAGTAATATAGGTCGGTAGAAACTACGAATACTAGTTCTGAAGGGTCAAGACCCCATGGACCTAGTGCTTTACGAGCAGCACGTAGTGAGCTAATACCTGTGGTGAATGTACCACCAGTTAGTGCAGCTAGTGATGGAAATGTAGCATTTGCAGAAGCTGGTGTATATGTAGCTAGACCAGCAACTGGATCAGTACCGGTACCAATACCAACTAGGAAGGCCTTATCAATACTACGTGCGCAACGACGAATCATAGCATCACGGATGATAGGTAGAAGAATAATTAGTGAATCTTCTTCTTCTTCATACGCCATATATTCGTTAGTTGCTAGCTTATAAGCATTTAACGTAATTTCTTTTAGGGTATGGTTAGTAGTTGTACCAGCAGAAGCACCAGCAGCACCTAGTGAGCCAGGAACGTTACCGAACTGTGCATTAGTAACCCAAGTAGCTAGACCAGCTTCTGGGTTTACAGGGATAGTCATTACGTTGGTCTTCATGTCAATGCTACGTAGAGTAGGAGCAACAACTAGCTTACGACGTACTTCAGCTTCCATGTTTAGAGAAACTTCAAGTTCCCAAATACCAGAAGGTAGGTGGTTGGTATTGCTAGTAGTGATACCGCCAGAATACGTAGCTGCCTTTTCCATTAGCTGTTTACCGAAAGTTGTATCAGATACAGACTTGTTGGTAATCTTGCTTAACATAATTGCTTTTTCGCGTTCAGCATAGCTGATTGCTTCGCCTTCTTTAGAACCAGGAGTGAAGGTCATCTTGCTAGCTTGAATCTTTGCTAGTTCAGCAGCCTTTTCCTTTAGGCTTGATTCTAGACCAGCTAGAGTAGCATTCTGGTCATTGATACGCTTGGTAACTTCTTCTAGAAGTCTTTCTGCGCCAGTAGTGGTAGGAGTAGCTTTAGCTACTGCATCGGCAATACGCTTGGTCATTAGTTCTTCTTCAGCTAGAGCCTTTTCCTTAGCTAAAGCTTGTGCAGCTTGAGCGTCTAGTAGGGACTTAGTAGCTAGTTCGGCAGCATTCTTAGCCGCATTGTCAAGCATCGCTTGTAGTTCTTTTGGATCCATTCCAATTTCCTTTAATGTTTTGCTTTTCACTTCCGTAGAGGATTCTAGCCCTTTAGCTGCGTCGCCACTGGGTGTGAATTGCAATTTGAATAACTTATAATCCTCATCACTATTAAATGACTTGGAAAGACTAAATAACGTGTCTTGATTACACGGCACTGATACTATAGAAATTTCTATCAGTTCTAATTCTTTGATTACGAACAGTTCTGATTCTGCATCGTATTCTGCATCTAATACTCGGAATCCGATGCTAAATGCTGTTAATACGCCATCTTTTACTAGACTGAAAATTTCTGACGCTGCTGAAATTCTAGCCTTTACCCATAAACCTTTTGAGTCTATCTTGTGTTCAACCACTCTACCCACTGGATCATCACGATCGTGGTAAGCCAGTACTATAGGATTCTTTAGGTAATTTTTCATACCTGCAGACCACACACTACTAGGTACTATGTCACCATCCCGATCAGGTACGGTGACGCTAGCATACCCACTGACAAAGATACTGTCAATGGTGTCTGTTGCAGCGGGTAGCTCTTTAGTAAACTGACTATTCAAATGGAATACTTTATTATTAATATTCTTCATTTAAACAATCCTCTCATTAAAATGCAGTTGCATTTTTTCACTGTTCCAATTATAGCACTTGAGCATACTAGTGTCAACCTCTAGTTTTTTGCTGCAGAATCGGCAGGTTTTTTCGGTGCTCCACCAGAATTTGGTTGTACTGCACTTCCTGCTATGTTAGCAGGTACGCGTAGCTTATCAGATTCAGGATCCTTATCCTTAGGAAAGCGTAATTCTTCTCGAGCTTCATTAGCAGTGATAATACCGCCATTTACTAGGCCTACGTTGTAAGCTGCGATATCTTTTAGTTCTGGCTGTAGCGCACTTACGTTAGCAGTGATAGCTTCAATATCATACCCACTGAATGCTTCCATTGCACTTACGTACTTACGTACGATTGGCATTATTGTTTCTAAGTAGAATAGTCTTAAATTTGGTGAAATGTTCGCCTGATTTCCTCCGTCTAGGAGGACGGGTGGCACGCCTAGTGTTTCTAAGATTTTAACGTTATGGCTAGCGATTGAGGCTTCGAAGTCCATTTCCTTGAAGCTAGTAGTGAATAACTGTACTGGCTTTAATCCGCTATCAATAATGATAGGTTTCTTAGCACCGTTTGTAGGGCTATACTTTGCCATCCAGTTAGCTAGGGTCTTGTCCTTGGCTACTTGCGATAGCGTGTTGTCTGTTGCTAGTGCAAAGCCTGGGACAGCTCCATTAGCGAAGAAGCTCTCCTGAAACTGCTGCATGTTATATAGAATATTCATGTTTCTAGTAGCAGCAATAAGCCTACTAGTACCACGATAAATACTACGACCTGCTAGGTCTCTAACGTGAATAATTTCTTCTGGAGTGAATCTAGTGTGATTGTTATATGAGTAGTATTCAATATATGTTTTAGGATCCGGATGGATCTGTACATAGTTAGCGGGTAGATGGTACATATATACTCCATCAAAATAGATGAAGAAGTTACCTTCTAACATGAAGTCTGTAAAGATACTCTGTCTAAACTCTTGTACTGATTGGTAGGGATTAGGGCATACGTTTAGTAAGTTCGCCATAGTCTTAGCGCGCATACCGGGCTGTCTACCGTCTGAATTCTTTAGCTTAATATCGAAGTCTAAGCTAGAGCAGGCGCTAACAATTAAGTTAACTCCGCGATTAACACTCTCTAGCTTTTCAAATGCTAGATTATAAGCAACTGGTGCGTTACTACCAATGTTACTGCCGTTCTGGTTGAAGATCCAGCCCTGAGCTGGGTTTTCTTTTTCTATTAGGTCTGAAACACTTGAAGGTTTCTTTTCAAACCAATCCTTTGGATTATACCATGCCATATTTATTGCCTTTATGTAAATGCACTAAATAATGAGTTATTAGCAACCTTCTCTTCAACTTCTCCGTTAAGAATTCTATTCTTCTGTAGTTCAATCCATCTAGTCTGTTTAGTAGCCGTATGCTGAGGTGGCTTCTTGCCGTATATACTATGTAATTTTACATGATGTTTATTACATAGAGTATATACGTCATCGTATAGCTCCTTATGATGCGTCTCGATAAACTCGTCGCGGACCGCTAGAATTCCGTCATCGGTAGAAATATCGTAGCCATTTTCTAATGCCCAATTTTCTAGTAGTATTGTAATACTGTAAACGTGGTGTAGCTCTAAGTCTATACCAGTTGCGCATATATAACAAGTATCTTTCTTATCATATGCGGCTTTCGCCTTATCCCGTACCCACTTGACCGGAATTCGATTGTTACCTGTATTCTTTGCCATTTTTCTTAGTTATAGTTATAGGGTGAGCAAATTATAACACTATAGCAAAACAATAGCAAGCTAATTTTTGTACGCAAAAAAGCCCTCTATGCATTTAACATAGAGGGCTTTTTCTTATCGCCAAAGGCGTTGCCACCAAGTAACTTGTTTTTCCTTTTCAAGCTGATCAGCTAGCTTTTTATACTCAGCATCTATTTGCTGTAGTTTCTTTCTATTAGAGTATAACTCATATGCTATCTCATCTTCGTCTAGTAAAAAATCTATCTCTTTCTCTAATCTTTCCACCAGAGACCCTAGGGCACAAATCTTTCTAATATGAGTGCCTGTAGATATGTCTAGTAGTTCCCCATTATCACATATAGTGTTAATATCTTCTAGGGATATAGGAGACGTAGTCGCCGAGTTTAGCGTAGGCTTAAATCGGCGAATCATGATGGTTTCAACTAGGTCAATATGATCGCTATGGCATTCTAGTAATATCTTACGCTCAGGTACACCATACCTGCGATAAGCATCTTGCAGCTTATTAGCAGACTTACCTTTTGCTAGGGCCTTGATATGCTCTTCCCAGCGACGTTCAATATCTACGCTCTTGCCGATGTACTTTCCACCAGCTCCAAAATTAAGTAAATAAACTCCACTACTCATATCGTATACGTATATAATGCATACCTGATCGCGTCAGGTATGTGACTGTGTTCGTGCACAGGCTTTTCTTTTGTTAAGGTTTCTCTAGTATCCCACTGATACTGGTCTAAAGCTCGTAGTGTTTCCGTGCAGCTAGGGTCTATCAATAAGCGCCCGGTTTCCAGCAGCGTCTGGACATAGGCGATGCCTGGGAGGACATCTTTCTTAGCTTTAATAGTAGCTATATCATGTATATAGGCTAGGTCCGAGGCAAACTGAGGAGCTGCAGCATCAATAAATACTGCGTCAATAGCCCAGGAATCCACTAGTACTTTTATTGAGTCTGCGTGTTCCTGTGTATTACGCTCTGCTTCTAGGTATTCGCTAATGATATGAAACTTATCAGTGCTAGGAGTATAAGCGATTACTATGAAGGCTGTAGGATCTCGATACCCGGGGTCCAGGCCAGCTATGAACTCTTGTCCATCAGCCCGTTCAAACGCTACGATATGCGACGTATCAACGCAGAAGATCTGACCCTCGAACATAGTAAATGAGGCCATGTACTCTTGCTCAAAGTGAGCCTTAGTCATAGTCCTTCTAGCTTCTAGTACGTCCGCGGCTCCCATACGCTTGTTTTCCGTATAGTCTGCTGAGATCGAACACCATTCAGGATACTCAGAGCTAAACCCTCGCTGAAAGAACTCACTGAACCAGTTATTCTTACCTCGAGGAGTCGAAATAAATATAGCTTTTGAATTAGGTCTATCTAGTGTAGGTCTTAACGAGATTTCCCACGCTTCTTTACCGTTCGGACCTAGGGCTGCCTCATCGAAAATAATAAGGTTATAGGAGCGACCAACGCTAGAATCTACGGTCATAATAGAACCCATTCTAACGGTTGATCCATTAGCTAGTTCTACGATCTTATCTTTTACGTTATCTCGCTCAACCTCTAAGTCAAAGCTATTAATAAGCTTACGCTGTATTTCAAAACTAATTGAACTAAGCGAAAAGTTCGGCGACATTATAAGCACATTACAACCTGGTACTAGCATTACTAGTTGGGCAATAATATTTGCAATATAAGTTTTCCCGAGACGCCGAGCTAACGCGGCACAAACAAACCTATACTTAGGATTGTTAATCGCGTTAATCAGGGCAAGCTGGGGGTCGTTCGTTTGCTCCCATGCAGTTGATTTCTCTTGAGTAGAAGGATCAATAGCTGGTAGTAGCTTAAGATACGGTACTATTGGAAGTTTAATGAATCTAGTAGTCTGAGGAAACTCTGTTACGAATTTACATTCTACATCTGGTCTGCTAATGCTTAACATGGACTAGGTACGTACCTCCTACATACATTAGTGCTGACGCGATCATACTAGCATATGGGAATAGAACTAGGATAGCTATTGCTGCTAGTGCTACTGTTATAAAATAATTAGTCATTGTTAAGTGTTCCTGTCATTAGCTGGCGCATTAAGTTATCATACTTATTACCGCCACCATCATTAATCTGTACATTGACTTGATTCTTAATATTCGTCTGACGTAGCTTTTCTAACTCAATCTGACGAGACATCTCATCCATAGTCATCTTATGGCTAAGCGCTAGTAAATCCGCAATGTCCTTGGTACTTCCCATATCTGAATCTTGCAACTCTTGGAACTTCTTCTGAATTACTGCGTCCATGGCGGCGCGCATCTTAAATCTATTGTTAAAACCTACGTTAAAGAACACATGATCAATATATGCTTTAACTTCTTTTTTAGCTAGGATTTGAGTAATGAGTTCAGGAGCTACGTCTAGTTCATTAGATACTTTGGCGACGTCCTGGAGCTGAAGGTAGCAATTGGCCACTTCGAGGGCTTCGGGACTAATATCAATAATCTCCGCAGGCGTATTAGTTGGAAGGTTGCTCATTTTTACTTTTTGTTGGTGAGTATTTGCATATTATAGCAGGGACGGTATGCGTAGGCAAGTATAAATTTGGGTGGGTTGAAAAGTTTACTTGATTGGAATGGTGTTTTTGATTATAATGATTGTAATGAAAGGGTAAATATAGGTCGATTAGTCTGTGCTTTGGCACCTGATAGCTTTTCCGTAAAATTTCCAAAATAGGCCGTGAGGATGGGCCCACGGGTGCCCCTACGGGGGGTAGTCTTATAACCGCCCTCCCCCCTCATTTTAAGTCATGAATGGGGGCCCTGTCAAGCGTTTTGAATGTAAAGATATGTAAAGCAATGTGTAACAGTTTGTAATAACAATTGACATACAGACTGTAGGGTTAAAAGACCCTACACTTGCAAGGGTTATTGGTTGTAGCTTATACTACGTCATCGGATCAAGAAACGGACTCAGCAAATGTACACAGTTTTCGATCAAGGCTTTGGCAAGACCCTGTTTCAGGGCACGTATGACGAATGCGTTGCCTTTAAGGCTACGTTGCCTGCTGATGTTGCCATCTGGTGTAAAATTTCCTAATAGGACATATTAATATGAACCGCACTGCTTATCTGTATGCACGCGCTTTGATCCGGGCTAATGGTTTGTTTGCCCTGCGTTGGTTGCCTATGTCGCAAGCTAGCATTATGATGCGACTGCATTATCAGCGTGCTGATAAGCTGGCATATAAGGTTACTGATGCTGACGTTATGCGTATGGCTGCACAAGAGGGGTATTAATATGAGCAACGATGTTCTTATTGCATACTCTGAGGGTGTTGACGTCGAAGCCCTTATGCGAATCTTTGATCTCGAATATTTCGAGGTTGAAGTTATTATTCTCTCTGCTTAACTAAAGGAAATTGAAAATGGATAAGTTCACTGCTATGAATCTGATTATCGCTTACATGATGAGCGGTAAGGCCTTTGATACCCAGGCCATTATG